CTGATAAAAGAGTTAATCTAAAAAGATTTCATATGTCAAAAAAACTAGATACTTTGTCATCTACTTGTGAAAAATCTAGTGGTTGGGAGAAATGGGTGCCATTATATAACAGATATAAAAGATTTATTAAATCAAGGACTGATAAAATAGTTTACAGAGAAATACAGAAAAACCTCTTATAAATATACTTAGGAGAGAGAAATATGGCAGTCACACAAAAAACAGCAGTTAATTTTTCAATAGATCAAGGCGCTGATTTAAGTAAAGAATTTACAGTAACCACAGACGGTTCTACAGCATATGATATATCTGGTTTAACTCTACAAGCTCAAATGAGAAAGGGCTATGACTCTTCTACAGCAACTGCTACATTTACTGCTTCAATAGTCACTGCTACAAGTGGCATATACAAACTAACTTTAACAAATGAAGATACTGCTGATATAGACGCAGGACGTTATGTGTATGATGTTGAATTAAGACTAGCTGATTCTACTTTAGAAAAAGTACATTATGGTCTGATAACAGTACATCCTGAAGCAACTAAACTGTAATGACCAATTCATTAGAAGATTTTTTTAACAAACTCGCTGGCAAAGACATCTTACAAGAAATGAAAGATGAAGAGCAAGCAAAAAAAGACGCTGAATTAAAAAAACTTGCTGAAGAAAAAGAAAAACAAGAACAACTAGAAACATTAGCAATCAAAGAAAAAGAAAAACAAAAATTATCAGAAAGTGAAAAACTTTTTGCTTTAGAACAATTATTTGGTTTACCTAAATTTAATGAAGTTGCTAAAAAAGAAGTAGATAAAGTTTTACCGTCAACAGCAGAAGCAGAATTACAAGAAACATTAAAAGTATTATCAAGTTCAGTAGAAGAATATCAAAAACAAAAAGTATCTGAATTAGATATTGATGAAACAGATTATAAAAAATTCTTACAGTCTAAGAAACCTGTTAGTGAAGATTTACTCGTACAACAAATAGATAAGTTTTTAAACGATACATATTTTCCACCAAAAGAAGAAGTATATCCAGAAGTAGAATCTGTAACTGAACAAATAAAAACTTTAATGGATCATAAACCTATTAAACCTGGTTTAGTAGAAGACGTAAAAGCCTTTACAGGTCTAGGAGTTACTGAACAAACAAAACAAGTTTTACAACAAAATATTAAAACTAACGTAGGTGAATCTATTCAACCTACTGAAAGTTATGTAAACAGAGACGACATTGCTAAAACTCTAACTCGAAAAGCAAAAGACCTAAAAGAACAAATAGATGGTGGTAGTATATCAATTGAAGAGTTAACAAAAGAGTTTACAAGATTTAAACAATTAACAAGTTTACAACTACAATCGCTAGGTGGCGGTGGTGCTGGTGATTTAGCAGATTTAGGTGACGTAGATACTTCAGCACAAGCTGACGGTTTTGCTTTAAAATATAATGCGACCACAGGCAAATATGATTTTGGCGAAGTAGCCTCAGATTTATCTGCTGTAGATCAAAATATATTACCAGACGCAAACGCAACAAGAGATATAGGTTCGACTTCAAAACAATGGAACAATGGTTATTTTAAAAATGTTTATGTTTCAGGTTCAACTTTAGAAGTTTCAAATGACGCTGTTTTAAAAGGTGATATTAAATTAGGAGAAAACGTAGGTGATTCTACTGAGGATACTATTAATGTTCAAGGTAGATTTATTTCTAGTTTAGAACCTTTAACAACAGAGGTATATAATTTAGGATCACAAAATAAAAGATGGAAAGAATTATTTTTATCTGGCAACACGATTGATTTAGGTGGTTCTCAAATAAGTGGTGATGGTACAGGTGTAATAACGATAGCATCCACAGGTGTTGTATTACCTACTGGATCAAAAGTAGGTTCACAGTCTATCGCAAAATCAGATGCTTCTGGTGTTGCTACTAGAGACGTACCTTTATTTACTGCTTCTGGTGGATTATCTACTGCTGCCGCTACTTTTACAATGGCTGCTACATCTGGTAAGGGAGCTAACGTATTTACATCATTTAAAAAAGCAGATGGAACAACAGCAGGAAGAGTAGAGTTATTTTCATTCTAATGGAGAATATATATAAATATTGTAATTAAGGAGATTTTATGTCAGCAAAAACACCGATAAGAACCGTATTTGATGATGATAACAATGCCACAGGTTTGGCAGAATATCAATCGGGTGAATTTATCGCATTAACACATGGTGGCTTGGGTGCTTCGTTATCTATCGGTAGTGCTGGTCAAGTATTAAAAGTTAACTCAGGCGCTAGTGCCTTAGAATTTGGTACAGTAGAGGCTGTTTTAAATATAGACGGCATGACTGACGGTACTAGTATTACTGTTGCGTCAACCGATCAAGTTGCTATTTCAGATGGTGGTACAGAAAAAAGAATTAATGTATCACAATTAGGTCCAGGACTTGCTGGAGTACCTGCTAGTGCTGTAGATTTTTCAAGTGCTACTATTACAGGTATTACAAGTATAACATCTGGTGGTATTACAATATCAGGTAATCAAATTATTTCAGCTGACTCTAGTATAATAGATTTTGGCGAAAGTGTTAGAATAGATGGTGATTTAACTGTAAATTCTAACGACATAACTTTAACTACAAATACAAGTGGTAATATTTTAGTTGCTGATGGTTCTAAATTTAGTTCAAAAGCTGTATCTGAATTAGGTGCTATTAGTACAATTGCTAGTGATGACGTTTTATTAGCAGTTGATACTTCAGGTGGTGGACTTAAAAAAGTTGCTAGATCAGTTTTAGTATCTGGTCTTGCCACATCTTCAGCAATATCAAATATAGTAGAAGATTCAACACCTCAATTAGGTGGTGATTTAGATGTTAACAGCAATGATATAGTGTCAACGTCAAACGCTAATATACAATTATTACCTAACGGATCAGGTAAAGTAAATTTAGATGGTAATGGTTCAAGTGGTGGTGTATCTGTAACAGATGGATTAATTGAGATTAGAACAGGAACAGGTAGTGTTGCCGAACAAAGATTTTATTGTGAGTCAAGTAATGCTCACTATACTTCATTGAAATCAGCAGCTCACTCAACATATTCAGGTAACGTAACTTTAACTTTACCTGTAATAACAGGCACACTTGCTACACAATCGTTCTCTATTTCTCAAGCAATTGCGCTTGGTTAATAGTTATAAATATTTAAAAGGATAAACAATGGCAACACCGTCAAGTAGAGCAAATTTAAAAGAATATGCTTTAAGAGCATTAGGGAAACCTGTTATAGAAATAAATGTAGATGACGACCAACTAGAAGATAGATTGGACGAAGCACTACAATATTATGCTCAATATCATTATGATGGTATTAGAAGAACATATCTAAAATATAAATTAACAGAGGCAGATAAAACTCGTTTGTCTGCTATTAATCCTGAATCAGAATCAGTTACTTCAGGCTCTACTACAACAACTTGGAATGAAGATAATAATTATCTTGTCGTACCAGAATCAGTAGTATCTGTAATCAATATGTTTCCTTTTTCAGATAAAGGAAATCTAAACTTATTTGATGTAAGATACCAATTAAGATTAAATGATCTTTATGATTTTTCTTCAACTAGTGTAATTAACTATGACATTGTTTTAAGACAACTAGATTTTTTAGATCATATTTTAGTAGGTGAAAAACCATTAAGATTTAATCAACATGATAATAGATTATATATTGATATGGATTGGGGTAATGATTTACAAGTAGATGAATATTTGGTTATTGAATGTTATAGAAAATTAGACCCAGCAACATATACGGATGTTTTTAATGATATATTTTTGAAAAGATATGTTACTGCTTTATTTAAAAAACAATGGGGCGCTAACTTATCAAAATTTAATGGTGTCGCTATGTTAGGTGGTGTTACATTAAATGGTCAACAAATATATACTGAAGCATTAGCAGACGTAGATAAATTAGAACAAGAATTAAGAACAACATACGAGTTAAACCCAGCTATAATGATAGGATAATGCCATGCCAGTTAACCATTATTTTCAAGGCGGCGATGGTATCGGTTCGACAAACGAAAAAAGACTTTATGAAAATCTAATCATAGAAGGTCTTAAAATATACGGACATGACGTATATTACTTACCAAGAACATTAGTTAACCAAGACTTAATTTTAGGCGAAGACGTTGCGTCTAAATTTAATGCCGCTTATTTAGCAGAAATGTATTTTGAAAGTACAGATGGTTTTGCTGGCGAACAAGAAATTATTAACAAGTTTGGTTTAGAGATCAGAGAAGATACAACTTTCTGTATCGCTAAAAGAAGATGGAATGATTTAGTTGATGATCCTGCTACTCTAATAAAATCAGGCAGACCAAACGAAGGCGATATAATTTATATGCCTTTGATGAATAGTTATTTTGAAATTCAATTTGTTGAAGATCAGGAACCATTCTTTCAATTAGGTCAATTGCCTATTTACAAACTTAGAGTTACACGTTGGGAATATAGTTCAGAAAGAATTGACACAGGTGTTGCTAGTGTTGACGCTGCTGAAGACAAATACTCATTAGATCAACTTGCTCATCAAATGACTTTAGAAAATGAAGATGGTTCATTATTATTAGAAAACGATAGTGTTGATGATGAGGCAAATTACTTCTTATTAGAAACTTATGCTCTTCAAACACAATCACCATATGCTGATAACACAGACTTAGATAGTGAAGCAGGTTTTGATACATCATCTACAGCAGACGATATATTAGACTTCACAGAAAGAAATCCTTTTGGGGATGTAGATAACGGATTATAACATGTTTGGTACTTATTTTTACAATCAAAGTTTAAGAAAAATGACCATTGCGTTTGGTCAAATTTTTAACAATATACAAATAAGAAGAAAAGACTCTAGTGGTAATACAGTTCAATCTATTAGAGTACCATTAGGTTATGGACCTAAAGAAAAGTTTTTAACTAGATTAGATCAACAACCTAGTTTAGATAATAGAGAATTTGCTGTTACTTTACCTAGATTAGGTTTTGAGATTTCAGGTATACAATATGATCCTACTAGAAAACTTACCAGAGTTCAAAAATTTAAAAGAGTTAAAACAGGCAAAACAGGAAAAATTATGGATTTTAATTATATGCCTGTGCCATACAATATTAGTTTTAATTTATTTTCTTTTACGGCAACTGCTGAGGGTGGTTTACAAATTATAGAACAAATACTACCTTTCTTTCAACCTGATTATACAGTAACAATAAATGCTATACCTAATTTAAGTATTAAGAGAGACGTGCCTATTGTTTTAAATAGTGTTCAATATGAAGATAGTTATACAGGTAATTATACAACAAGACGAGCAGTCACTTATACATTAGGGTTTACTGCTAAAACTTACTTATATGGTCCTGCTACAACTCAAAGTGTTATCAAAACTGTTCAATCAGATTTGTATTCTGATACCGACACAACAGACAAAGCAAGAGAAATTAGAATTGAGATTACACCTGATCCTACAAGTGCTGACGCAGATGATGATTTTGGATTTACAACTACAATAAGTCAATTTGAAGATGGTAAAAAGTATAATCCATCAACTGACAGTGATGAGTAATTATGACAAAACTAGAAGATAAGGTAAATGAAATTTTAGGCATAGAATCAAAACAGCCTGTTGTTCAAAAAGAATTTAAACCTGCTGTACCTAGAATAGAAAAAAAAGAAAGTCCAGACGTAGATAATGATTACAAATATAGTAGAGAAAACTATTATAATCTTATTGAAAGAGGACAAGAAGCAATAGACGGCATATTAGATATTGCTAGAGAAGGACAACATCCTAGAGCATATGAAGTTGCTGGTCAATTAATAGGACAAGTAGGTCAAACGGTAGATAAATTACAAGACTTACAAAAGAAACTAAAAGATTTAAAAGAATTACCTAAAACAGCAAACGCACAAATTAAAAATGCTTTGTTTGTAGGTTCTACTGCTGAATTACAGAAAATGTTAAAAAATGAAAATATTAAAAGCAAAAATATCACACCCGAAAAAGAAGATACTAGCGATAAGTGATCTACACTTTGATAGATACTATGAAAAAAATAATATAGTATTAGAAGATTTACTAAAATCAAACACGCTACAAACTCCTATTGAAGTTGAACAAAGAAAAATAAATCCTAATCCTAGAGTAGGTGCTTTAGGTGTTAGATATACAGAAAAAGATTTAGTTGTTTTAAAAGGTAGTCAAAGAATTACGACTGCTAAAAAAATGGGATACACCCATATAGAAGGTATAATAGTAAATGACTGACGCATATTTAGGTAACCCAAATCTAAAAAAAGTAAATACACCTGTTGAGTTTACTAAAGAACAAATAGTAGAATATCAAAAGTGTGCTGAAGATCCATTATATTTTATGGAAAACTATATGAAGATTGTATCTTTAGATGAGGGTCTTGTACCTTTTAAAATGTATGACTTTCAAAAACATATTGTAAGAACAATACATAATAATAGATTCACTATTTGTAAACTACCTAGACAATCAGGTAAATCAACAACAACTGTATCATATCTTTTACATTATGCTTTATTTAATCCTAATTCTAACATTGCCATATTAGCAAACAAATCATCAACTGCTAGAGATATATTAGGTCGTTTACAATTAGCCTATGAAAATTTACCTAAATGGTTACAACAAGGTATTATAAACTGGAATAAAGGTAATATAGAATTAGAAAATAAATCAACTATTGTAGCAGCCGCTACATCTTCAAGTGCTATTCGAGGTGGATCATTTAACATTATATTTTTAGACGAGTTTGCTTTCGTGCCTGCTAATATAGCAGAAATGTTTTTTAGTTCAGTTTATCCTACTATCTCATCTGGTCAAAAAACTAAAATGATTATAGTATCAACACCACACGGAATGAATATGTATTATAAGTTATGGGTTGACGCTGAAAACAAAAGAAATGATTATGTACCTATTGATGTACATTGGTCAGAGGTACCTGGCAGAGACGAAAAGTGGAAAGAAGAAACAATTAGAAACACAAGTCCTGAGCAGTTTCAATCAGAGTTTGAGTGTGAATTTTTAGGTAGTGTAGATACTTTAATTTCACCATCAAAAATTAAAGCATTAGCACATTTACCACCTATTGAGTCAAACGCAGGTGTTGATATATACGAGAGACCTAAAAAGAATCATACTTATGTTTGTACAGTTGACGTAGCAAGAGGCACAGTTAAAGATTATTCAGCATTTGTAGTATTTGATGTAACACAAATGCCTTATAGAGTTGTAGCAAAATATAGAAACAATGAAATCAAACCATATGTTTTTCCTAATATCATAGCTAAAGTTGCTAAAGCATATAACACTGCTCATACTTTAGTTGAAGTAAATGATTTAGGTCAACAAATATCAGACGCCTTACATTTTGAAATAGAGTATGATAATTTATTAATGACAACTCAAAGAGGTAGAGCAGGTCAACTATTAGGTGCCCAATTTAGTGGCAGAGGTACATCATTAGGTGTTAGAATGACTAAACAGATTAAAAAACTAGGTTGTTCTAATTTTAAGACATTAGTCGAAAGTGATAAGTTAATTGTAAATGACTTTAACATTATAGAAGAAATGTCAACTTTCAGTAAAAGAGGTAATAGTTGGCAAGCTGAAGATGGTTGTAATGACGATTTAATTACATGCTTAGTTATATTTGGTTGGTTATCTAATCAAGCATATTTTAAAGAAATGACCAATACTAACGTTAGAAATCAACTTTATGTAGAACAAGAAAAGCTCATAGAACAAGATATGGCACCATTTGGTTTTATAGATGACGGTACACCTGAAGAAGAACAGTCATTTTCAGACGAATATGGTACAGTATGGCATCCAGTTACAAGAAAAGGACTGTAATTTACTGTTATTATAAATATCTGTATAAAAAGTTTTGACTATGGGCGTAAGAAAACTTACGAGTTTTGATTAAAAAAATGATAGCTAATTAAGGAGAATCTTATGGCATTTCAAGTATCACCAGGAGTTCTCGTACAGGAAAGAGATTTAACTAGAATCATTCCTGCCGTGTCAACATCAATCGGAGGAGTTGCTATACAAGCAATTCAAGGTCCACTTGATGAAGTAATCACGGTATCTAGTGAGCAAGATTTAGTAGATACGTTCGGTAAACCAAATACTTCAACATTTGAATATTTTTTTACTGCCGCTTCGTTCTTACAATACTCTAACGCTCTAAAGGTAGTTCGGGCACAAAACACTGGATTAACAAACGCAAATACAGGTGGTAGTTCACAGTTGATTAAAAATACAACTGACTATCAGGACAACTATGCGGACGGTTCATTAAACATTGGAACTTTCGCCGCTAGAACAGCAGGAACATGGGGAAATAACTTATTAGTTTCAACTTGCCCTAGTGCTACTGCTTTTGAAGAAAACTCTTCATCATTAGTAAATGAAGGTTCAGGAACAGCCGTTGGCGACACAACTATTGACGTTGATGACGGAACATCTTTTAACGTAGGAGACATTTTAGAGTTCTCAACAACTGCTTCTGGAACAGACTTTACAACTGGTGAAAAATATAGAATAACAGGAATATCAACAAACACTTTAACAATAGTTCAACATCCTTTAGGTCAAGGTGGTTTACAAACTGCTGTTGTAGATAATGCTACAGTAAAAAGAAGATGGAGATACTTTGACGCCGTTGACGGTGCTCCAGGTACTTCACCTTATGTATCTGATAGATCAGGTAGCAATGACGAAATACACGTTGTTGTAGTAGATGAAGATGGTGGTATATCAGGCAAACCTGGTACAATCATTGAAACATTTAGTAACTTATCTAAAGCTTCAGACGCTAAAACACCACAAGGTGATGATAACTATTATCCTAACGTGTTATACAATAAGTCTCAATACATTTACTGGACAGACCACAACAGTTCAGGTACAAATTGGGGATCAACATCTGCTAGTACAACTTTTACAGCAGTTAATACTCCAACAAATGAATCATTATCCGCTGGTTCTGACGGTTCTGCCGTTACAGCTGGTGAATTAAAAACTGCTTACGAGAAGTTTACTGATTCAGATATTGAAGACGTTTCATTGTTAATGTGTGGACCATCAGGTTCAACAACTCATGTTGACAACGTAATTACAATCGCAGAAAACAGAAAAGACGCTGTCGTTTTTGCTTCTCCACAGAGAGCAGACGTTGTGAATGTGACTAACTCACATACACAAAAAGCAAATGTTATTGATTTCTTTGATAACATAAGATCGTCTTCATATGTTGTATTCGATAGTGGTTACAAATACATGTACGACAGATACAATGATGTTTACAGATATGTACCATTAAATGGTGATTTAGCTGGTTTGGCTGCTAGAACAGATTTAGTAGCAGACTCATGGTTCTCTCCTGCTGGTTTCAACAGAGGAGTAATTAGAGGCGCTGTTAAATTAGCGTTCAACCCTACTAAAACACAAAGAGATCAATTGTATGTTAAAAGAATAAATCCAGTAGTGACCTTCCCAGGTCAAGGTACTGTATTATTCGGAGACAAAACAGGTCTAACATCACCAAGTGCTTTTGATAGAATAAACGTAAGAAGATTGTTTATTGTATTAGAGAAGGCAATATCAACTGCTTCTAAATTTCAACTTTTTGAGTTCAATGATGAATTTACAAGAGCTAACTTTAGAAACATTGTAGAACCTTTCCTAAGAGAAGTACAAGGTAGACGTGGTATCACAGACTTTTTAGTAGTGTGTGATGAATCAAACAATACAGGTGAAGTAATTGATAGAAATGAATTTATTGCTGAGATTTTCATTAAACCAGCAAGAAGTATCAACTTTATCACATTATCATTTGTAGCAACAAGAACTGGCGTGGCTTTTGAAGAAGTCGCTGGGTAAGGATAGAAGAGGAGAATAAAAATGGCAAACATAACAGACTTCAAAGCTAAACTTGCTGGCGGTGGTGTCAGAAATAATCAGTATAAGGTAACAATGCCTTTTCCTGGCTATGCCCAAGTAGGCGGAGAAACCGAAGACTTAGCTTTCTTGTGTACTGCTACAACAGTACCTGGATTTACAGTCGCTGAAGTGCCGATTAACTTCAGAGGAAGACCTATATATGTTGCTGGAGACAGATCATTTGATACATGGTCTATTACTGTTTTAAACGACACTAACATGAGAGTTAGAAATGCGATGGAAAGATGGCAGAACGGTATCAACAATATGTCTGATAACGAAGGATTAACAAATCCTGTTGACTATCAGGTAGACGCATTTGTAGATCAGTTAGATAGAAACGGTAATAACATTAAATCATACACTTTGAGAGGTTGTTTTCCAACTTCAATAGGTGCTGTTGATTTAAGTTATGCTCCAACAGATACTATACAAACTTTTGGTGTGACTTTCAGATTCCAGTTTATGGAATCAAATACTACTACTTAATATCCTATATAAGTATTAAGTAACAGGAGAAATAAATTATGGCTGAATTATTTGGATTTAGTATTACAAGAGCAAAAAAGCAACAAGATCCAAAACAAAGCTTTACAACCAAACAAGCGGATGACGGTACTCAAACCGTCGCCGCTGGTGGTTATTTTGGTCAGTACCTTGACATGGAAGGTACTGCCAAGACAGAGGCAGATTTAATCCGAAGATACAGAGAAATCTCACTCCATCCAGAGTGTGATATGGCTATTGAGGATATTGTCAATGAAGCAATTGTTGCTAATGAAATGAAAGACGCTGTAAGAGTAAATGTAGAAAATTTGCCTTACGGTAAAGATGTAAGAAATAAAATAGAAGACGAATTTAAAACTGTATTAAAATTATTAAATTTTGCTACAAAAGGACATGACATATTCAGACGATGGTATGTTGATGGCAGAATGTTTTATCATAAGATTATTGATAGAAATAGTCCTAAAAAGGGGATAACTGAATTAAAATACATTGATCCTCGTAAAATCAAAAAGATAAGAGAAATAAGAAAGAAAAGACCAGAGGGTGCTGGTCCTAATATGTTATCTGTTGTTGATGAGTATGTTGAATACTTTTTATTTAATGAAAGAGGTGTAACAGGTACAACTTCAGGACAAGGTCTTAAAATCGCACCTGACACTATTGCTTTTTGTGCTAGTGGTTTAATAGATCAGAATAAAAATATGGTCTTATCTTATTTACATAAGGCAATTAAACCTGTCAATCAATTAAGAATGATTGAAGACGCAACTGTAATTTACAGAATCGCAAGAGCACCAGAAAGAAGAATATTTAAGATTGATGTAGGTAATTTACCTAAACAAAAAGCTGAACAATATTTAAGAGACGTTATGGCAAGATATAGAAACAAACTTGTTTATGATGCTTCTACTGGTGAAATAAGAGACGATAGAAACTACATGTCAATGTTAGAAGACTTTTGGTTACCTAGTAGAGAGGGTGGCAGAGGTACTGATATATCAACTTTACCTGGTGGTCAAAACTTAGGTGAGATAGCTGACATTGAGTATTTTCAAAAGAAATTATATAGATCATTAAACGTACCAGTAAGTAGATTAGAGTCTTCATCTGGATTTAACTTAGGTAGATCAACTGAGATTACAAGAGACGAGTTGAAATTTACTAAGTTTGTTCAAAGACTTAGAAAAAAATTTACTGAGTTGTTTAATGACTTATTAAGAACACAACTAATATTAAAAGGTGTCATAGCTGAAGAAGATTGGCCGACTGTAATGGGTTCTGTAACTTACGACTTTTTACAAGACGGTCATTTTGCTGAATTAAAACAAACAGAAATGTTAAGAGAAAGAATAGCTTTGGCAGGTGAAATGAGAGAATATATCGGTAAGTTTTTCTCTGTTGATTATGTTAGAAAAAACATACTTAAACAAAACGCTAGAGAAATTGAAGATATGGACAAACAAATTAGAAAAGAAGTTGATGATGGTATTATTGCTGATCCTTCAGCACAAAGCCAAAACAACGATTTATAGGAGATAAAAAATGAGTGAAGAAGTAAAAAACTTTATTGACGCAATGGCAGACGGAAAAAATGACCAAGCGGGTGAAGCATTTAAAGACGCTTTAAAAGCAAAAGTAGGAAGTCAATTAGATCAACATAGAAAAGAAGTTGCTGCTAATATGTTTAATGGACAAATTGAACCAGAATCTTTTAGTGATCCAAAACCTGAAATTGCTGATCCAGGTACTTTCAATCCAGATGGTACTGTAACACCAAAAGCAGACGGTAAAGCAGATATAGATTTAACCCAACCGTCAGTAGCTGGAGTTGATATTGCTAATGACGAAGGTAAGTAAAATTTTTGAAGAGAATAAATTAATCGACTCTAAATCTTTTAACAGTCTTTCTCCTGTTATGAAAGAGGCAGTTAAAGATATGTTTAAGTTGATTAATAATAAAGGTAACATAATTCTAAATGTTGAAAACGCAGTAGAAAAAGTTGCTAAATTTCGGAATATTAATAAAGAAGTTTTATATCAATACATTGAAAAAGAAACAAACGAACAATTAGGAGTGTAAAATGGCACAAACGTTTATAGTTAAAGGTGACGTTGTAACTAATGCTAGTGGTAATAATATTGGTAGAGCAAACTTTGTTAGAGTAACTGCTACTGCCGACACGACAGGCACAGTATTAGATTCAGACGATACACAATTAGGTCAGTTCTACTTAGAGAACGGCGATACAGTTATTTTAGAAAAAAATCCAGGTGATAAGGTTACTTGCCCAACTTCAAAAGCAAGTGCTGTTGGTTCGCCTAGAGGCTAATAATGACAATATCAACTACAACACTTGTTGATGATAGTTTTAAAACAATTACAACAGCAAAAGGTGTAGGTAGTGAGTCAGATCAAACATTTATTGATGTATCTGAATTACTAAATGCGAGTTCAGAACCTAAAGTATCTATCGCAAATCTTTATTACGAGATTTTAGGTACAGGTAATATTGACGTATTTTTTGAAAACGATACAACAAAAAAAGTTACATTATCTGGTAGAGGCAATTATGGTCTTAAACCAGGCGAGAGTAAAATAAAAGAAACAGTAGGTGACGTATTACTAACAAGTGATAGTAATGTTTCATCTTACACAATAATTTTAGAGACACATAAAGAAGAGGGTTTTAATGGCTGATACAGTAACTAGTCAAACTATAGCAGATACATCTGGTTTAAAGTTTACAGTAAAACTAACAAACTTTTCAGATGGTACAGGTGAAACTTTAGTCAATAAAGTTGACGCTTCAGAGTTAACTTTTATGACAGAGGACGGCAATAGAAAAATTAGTAAAATATGGTTTTCTATCAACACGGCAAGTACAAAGTCTGGTGTTGAGTTAATTTGGGATGGTGCTACAAATTCTACTGCTATGTTTTTATCAGGACAAGGTCATTTTGATTTAAGACCATCTGGCAGTGAAATAATTAACAACGCTACGACACCAACTGGTGATGTACTATTATCTACAAAAAACTTTGCTGTTGGTGATAATTACACGATTATTGTTGAGTTTAGATAATAATTTGTATAAATAGTACAGTAAGAGAGAGAAACTTATGAAGCTAATATCGGAAGAAATATCACAAGCAGAATATCTTGTTGAAGAGAAAAACGGCAAGAAAGAATACAAGATTAAAGGTATCTTTTTACAATCAAATGTAAAAAATAGAAATGGACGTGTATATCCAAAAGATATACTTATGAAAGAAGTAAAAAGATATAACCAAGAATTTATCAATAAAAATAGAGCATTTGGAGAACTAGGTCATCCTGACGGTCCTACTGTCAACCTAGAAAGAGTTTCACATATGGTGAAAAGACTTTATCCAGAAGGCGATAATTTTATTGGTGAAGCAAAAATAATGAATACACCATACGGTAAGATTGTAAAAGGTCTTATAGATGAGGGTGCCCAATTAGGAGTATCTTCTCGTGGAATGGGTTCATTAGAACAAAGAGGTGGTGCTAACTATGTAAAAGACGATTTTTACTTAGCCACTGCCGCTGACATTGTAGCAGACCCTAGCGCTCCAGACGCTTTCGTTGAAGGTATCATGGAAAATAAAGAATGGGTATGGGACAATGGCGTTCTAGTTGAAAGAGACATAGAAGCTTGGAAACTAGAGCTTATAAAAACTAAAAGACGAGCATTAGAAGAGAAGAAATTAAATATATTCTCTGATATGCTTAAAAAACTTTAATTTTATAAATATCTAGTAACAAGAGAATAATTTACTAGTAAATTTTAAAAAGGAGATTTCTCAAATGGCCGAAACAGAAAAACAAGTAGAGGCGTTGGAAAAAGAAGCGGTGGCTGAAGCAAGTGCTAACCCACAAGCAGACGCTCCGAAGAAAAATGCTGTAGCGGCAGAACCAAGCAAATTGAAAAATGATGCTGAGGATCTAGGCGCACCAGTTGTTAAACCAACTGACAGTAATCCAGACGCAACTAAAAAAGTTGGTCAAGTTTCAGACGTTGTGTCGAAATCAAGTCAAGTGGCTGCTGAGCCATCACACTTGAAGACGGCTAAAAAAGAAGAAACTGCTGACACAGAGAAATCAGAAAAAGACGACAAAGTAGAAATGATGCATGACAAAGAAGACAAGAAAAAAGAAATGAAAGCTGGTTACAAAATGGAACAAGCTGACAATTCTGAAGAGTCTTATGATGTTAAGGCAGACGTTGACGCTTTAGTTGGCGACTCTGATTTATCTGAAGAGTTTAAAAACAAAGCTGCTACTATTTTCGAGGCTGCTATTAAATCTAAAGTTAAAGCTGAAACAGCTAAACTTGAAGAAGAATACGCTAAGAAATTAGAAGAAAATACTGAGTCTCAAAAAGCCGAATTAGTTGAAAAAGTTGATTCTTACTTGAACTACGTTGTAGAAGAGTGGATGAAAGAAAACGAAATCGCTATTGAGAGAGGTATCAAAGGCGAGATTGCTGAAGACTTTATCAGTGGTCTTAAAAAACTATTTGAAGATCATTACATTGATGTTCCAGATGAAAAATATAACGTCTTGGAAGATCAAGCATCTAAAATTGATTCTTTAGAGAAAAAACTTAACGAAGAAATTGAAAAGAACGTTGAATTACACAAGCACAACGGCGAGTTAAAAAGACAAGACATCATTGATGAAATGTCAAAAGACCTTGCTGACACTGCTAAAGAAAAATTCGATGGCTTAGTAGAAGCAGTTGAGTATTCAACAGAGAAAGATTTTAGAAACAAAGTAGAAACTCTTAAAGAGTCTTACTTTGGTGCTAAAGAAGAAGTGAAAAGTAATGACAATTTTGATGATGTAGCGGCAGGCGCTGAACCAACTGAAACAGTTGATTTATCGAATGCTATGGCTGCTTATACCGCCGCTATTAAAAAAACAAAAGACATTAAGGTGTCTAAATAATAATACAATAGAGGGAGAAAAACAAAATGTTTTTATCTGAACAAGTAGAAAAAAAATGGCAGCCAGTCTTAGAACATCCTGATTTACCAAAAATCACGGATTCATACAGACGTGCCGTTACAAGTGTGATCTTGGAAAACCAAGAAAACGCACTAAAAGAAGACAGAGCTTTCATCTCTGAGGCTGCTCCTGCTAACGCAACAGGTTCTAACGTTGACAATTGGGATCCAATCCTTATTTCATTAGTTAGAAGAGCTATGCCAAACCTTATCGCATACGACATTTGCGGAGTACAACCAATGACTGGTCCAACTGGTTTAATATTTGCTATGAGAAGCAGATACTCAACTCAGTCTGGAACTGAAGCGTTATTTGACGAAGCTGATACAGATTTCTCTAGTAGAAATGCTGCTGGTGACTCAACTACAAACACTGGTGTTACTGAGCAAAGAGGTACTAACCCAGCGATACTTAACGACAGCCCAACAGCTGGACAAGAGTATTCAACTGGTCAAGGTATGACAAGAGCTTACGGTGAAGCCCTAGGTGATTCATCTAACAACGCATTTGCTGAAATGGCTTTCTCAATTGAGAAGTCAACTGTAACTGCTAGAACAAGAGCCCTAAAAGCTGAGTACACAATGGAATTAGCACAAGACTTGAAAGCTATCCATGGTTTAGACGCTGAGACTGAATTGGCTAACATCCTATCTGCTGAGATCCTTGCTGAGATCAACAGAGAAGTTGTAAGAACAATTTACATCAACGCTGAAAAAGGTGCTTCTGCTAACACAGGTACTATCAACACAACTACTGAAGGAATCTTTGACTTAGACACAGACTCTAACGGTAGATGGTCAGTTGAGAGATTTAAAGGTCTTATGTTCCAAGTAGAAAGAGAAGCTAATACTATCGCACAAAGAACAAGAAGAGGAAAAGGTAACATTATAATCTGTTCATCAGACGTTGCCTCTGCTCTACAAATGGCTGGTGTGTTAGATTACGCTCCTGCGTTAAACAACAATCTAAACGTTGACGACTCTGGCAATACATTTGCTGGTGTATTAAACGGTAGATACAAAGTGTACATTGATCCTTATGCTGCTAACCAAGCTGCTAAGCAATACTTTGTAGTAGGTTACAAAGGTACTTCACCTTATGACAGTGGTTTATTCTACTGCCCATACGTTCCTCTACAAATGGTTAGAGCCGTTGGACAAGACACATTCCAACCTAAAATCGGTTTCAAAACAAGATATGGCTTACAAGCTAATCCTTTTGCTGAAGCTGGTACAGGCGACAATGCTGTTATCAATGGTGCTGGTAATGCTAACGCAAACAGATATTACAGAAGAGTACAAGTTGCTAACTTGATGTAATATTTCAGACCAAGAATACTAAAAAAGGGGGCTTCGGTCCCCTTTTTTTTAGCGTGTATAAATAATTGTATGAATAATGCGACAGGTGAAATGTACCTTTATAATTACTTTCCTACTAAGGTAGCAGAAACATACCTTAAAAATTATGAAAATATCAATAACGATATTTTACCTAAAATTTACGATTTACAAAACTCACAAACAGATAATCTACAAAGATCAAATGAAGGTGGCTGGCATAGTACAGACGACTTAAATTATAGACCTGAGTTTAGAAACATACATAACGCAATATTAGAATCTGTTAATGCGTTAGGTAATAATCTTAATTATGATACAAACAAATACTATTTAAAAATATCAAATATGTGGTCTATCATTAATAAGAAACATGATTATAATTCATCACATAGTCATACAAATGCTTTATGGTCTGGTGTTTATTATGTAAAGGCAGATAAAGATAGTGGTAATTTAAATTTATATGATCCTAGATTACAAGCACATACAACACATCACTATACAAATGATAAAGAATTACACGAATTAAATTATACTAGTATGAAATTTACACCACACACAGGAAAATGTCTAATTTTCCCTGGTTGGTTAATACATGATGTTTCGCCTAGTAAATCAGATAACGATAGAATTATAATATCTTTTAATATAGGACAGTCTCCAAAGGTATTATAAATATATGTATGACAACAACTAACAGTTATTTAAGACAACCTACAAAATTAGATTATGCGTCGCCAACGCAGTTTAAATTTAGTATTTTAAAACTACCTAAAGTAGAATATTTTTGTACTGAGGTAAACATACCTGCTATATCACTTAACGCATTAACTCAGGACACAAAGTTTAAACAAATACCTATACCTGGTAATGATCTAACATACAGTCCGTTATCATTAACTTTTATGATAGATGAAAATTATGAAAACTACCAAGAGATACATGGTTGGTTAGTAGGGTTAGGTTTTCCTAGAGACAATTCTGAATTTAGAAATTTAGCTGCTTCTGGTGATGATAGATTTCCTAGTGGTACAACAGCAGTTAATACAGAGCCAGGTAAAGTAAAATACGGTGCTCAAAATGTTGGTGGTACTTATTCAGACGCTACACTTACAACACTGTCTAGTAAAAACAATGCTAATTTAGAAGTAAGATTTAGAGACGTATATCCTACAGGATTATCTGGTGTACAATTTACACAACAACCAACAGATGTTAACTACTTAACGGCAACTGTTGAGTTTCAATATCAAATTTATGACTTTGCTACAGTAGGGTCATCAAGTACAACTATTACTACATCTTAGACTTTACTTTTTAAAGTTTTTGTAGTATAATATATATTATGGAGTTATTATGGATTTAGAACAATTACAAGACTTGGCTGAAAAAGACCTAAAGATAAATGATACTGAACTAGATTTAGAGTCATTAAAAACACCTCAATTACACAACAAATATATGAAACACTTAACAAAGTTTAAGTTGTTATTAAGTCGTGCTCAAGGTGATTATTATACAATGAAAAAAGAAAAATGGGAATATTATACAGGCAAAGCACCTGCTGAAGTTTATGCTGTAAAACCATTTGATTTAAAAATATTAAAAACAGATATTGACAAATACTTAGAGTCAGATTTAGAATTACAAAAATCAAAACAAAAAGTAGATTACTTAGAAACAGTTGTTGATTTTTTAGATAGAACTATTAGAGTAATCGCAAACAGAGGATTTACTATTAAAAACGCAATTGATTGGCGTAAGTTTACTAGTGGTGCTATTTAATGAATTTAAAATATGAATACTACTGGTATCAAAATGCCCTTACAAAACAACAATGTTCAGATGTTATTGCTATGGGTCTTAATAAAATGGAAGAAAACAGACGTAAAGGTCAATCAAATGATGGTGTAACTTATAGTGATAATTACAAAGGCAGTAAAGGGTTTGATGTAGAGTTAGGCAATAAAACAATACAAGAAATAGAAAAAGAATATGGCACAGAGGCTGCTAAAAGTAAAACTTATGTTAGAGATAGTAAAATTGCTTTTTTAGATGACCAATCTATTTACGATATACTTTGGCCGTTAATCAAAAGGGCAAACTCAGATACAGGTTGGCATTGGGATATTGATTTTTGCGAGGCACCTCAATTTACAGTTTATAAAGAAGGACAATTTTATGGTTGGCATACAGACGGTGGTTCATGCCATAATATGAAGTATAAATTAAATGTACCAGGCGTAACACAATTCACTGATAAAGAAAAATATTCATATGTTTTTTCAGAAAACTATGTAGGTAAAGTTAGAAAAATTAGTTGTACTATAAATTTAAATGAGGGCACAGAATATGAAGGTGGTGATTTAATGTTTGATATGGGACAACAAAGAACAGATCAGTTTCACAAAGTAAATGAAATAAGAAAAGCAGGATCAATGATTGTATTTCCGTCATTTCAAAAACACTCTGTACAAAAAATTACAAAAGGAACTAGATACTCTTTAGTAGCTTGGTTCTTAGGGAGACCATGGCGATGATGAATATGAAAGAACACTTTGACAAAGAAGGTTTTGTTGTAGTAAATAATTTTTTACAACATGAAACAGTGATGTTATTATATCATCATGTAAAAATTATGGCACAAAGACAAGCCTTAATTATGGAAAGAAAAGATAAAAATTTAGATATAATAACTGATAATAAAATGTTTGGTACTTTTAATGATGAACAAGTTACAGGTGCTTTCTCAATGTACGGTGATCCTGTTATGGATAGTTTATGCGATTTAAGTCATAAAAAAATATCAGAAATAACATCAACTAAATTACAACCAACATATTCTTATTATAGATTGTACTTTGAAAAACAAAAATTAGATAGACATAAAGATAGACCATCATGTGAGTTTTCAACAACAATATGTTTAGGTTATGACGTATCTAACGTAGATAAAAATGTTTATCCAGATTATAGTTGGCCGATATGGGTTAAGATGAAGTCTGGTAAAGAAATGCCTGTAAGAATGAATCCAGGCGATATGTTAGTCTATAAAGGTTGTGATTTAGAACATTGGAGAGAAAAGTTTAAAGGTGTAAATCATGCTCAATTATTTTTACACTATAACAGAATGAAGCCAGAGGGTATATCACACTTTGATGGCAGACCTGGATTAGGTATGCCTGGCTACTTTAAAAATTATAATGTTCTAATAAATGACGACAACTAGATATTTAATCATAGATAAGAAAAACGAAGTCTATCTCAAAATAGAAGCAGACGCTGATATTAGAAGAGAGTTAGGTGAATACTTTACGTTTGAAGTACCTGGTTTTAAATTTATGCCACAGTTTAGAAACAGAGTATGGGACGGTAAAATTAGATTGTTTTCATATGCGACAGGACAAATATACACAGGTTTATATCCTTATGTGTTAAACTGGTGTAAAGAAAATGACGTACAAGTAGTTGATGGTACTAAGATACAAGATACAAAAATAGATGATACTAAATTAGATAATCTAATCAAAGCACTTAAACTACCACATGAAGTCAGAGATTATCAAAGAGAAGCATTTAAACACTCGATAGAAAAAAATCGTTGTTTACTAGTCTCGCCTACTGCTTCAGGTAAATCACTTATCATATACTTAATGTTAATCTTTAACTTGTTAAGACTAAAAGATACTAAACAAGATAAGATTTTAATTATAGTACCCACAACATCTTTAGTAGAACAATTGTTCAAAGACTTTAAAGATTATGGTTATAATAGTGAAAGAAACGTACATAAAATATATCAAGGACACGAAAAAGACACAAATAAAAGAGTAATAATATCTACATGGCAGTCTATCTACAAGTTGCCAAAAGTATGGTTTAAACAGTTTGGCATGATCGTAGGTGACGAAGCACACTTATTTAAGGCAGTTAGTCTATCTAAAATAATGACTAAATTAGAGACGTGTAAATACAGAGTAGGTTTGACAGGTACTTTAGATGGTACAAAGACACATAAACTAGTATTAGAGGGTTTATTTGGCACTGTAAATAAAGTTGTATCTACAAGTGAACTACAAGAAAAGAAACAACTTGCCGACTTAAAAATTATGTGTCTAATATTACAACATGATAAGATTGCTAGAGACTTTATCAAAGACAAAACATACCAAGAAGAAATGGATTATCTCGTTTCAAATACTGCCAGGAATAAATACATACGGAATTTGTGCTTATCATTAAGAGGCAACTCACTTTGTCTATTTCAATATGTTGAAAAACACGGCGAAATCCTAAAGAAGTTAATCGAAGAGAAAGCAGGAGACCGTAAAGTATTTTTCATCTATGGAGGAGTAGAAGCAAATGAACGAGAACAAGTTAGAGCCATTACAGAGAAGTCGGATAACGCAATTATTATCGCTTCTTACGGCACCTTTAGCACTGGTATCAATATCCGTAATCTACACAATATTGTTTTTAGTAGCCCTAGTAAAAGTCCTATAAGGATTTTACAAAGTATTGGTAGAGGTTTAAGACTAAAAGACAACAATCTAAACGCTACATTATACGACATATCAGACGATTTATCCTATAATGGCAAGGAAAACTATACACTTGCTCATTTTAGAGAAAGGATAAATATATACAGTGGTGAAGAATTTAATTATGAGATACATAACATAGAGTTAAAAAATGCCTCAAAAGTCTGAAAATTTACTCGGTATAAAAATAATCAAACTGATTAATGGCGATGATATAGTATGTGTATTGCCTAGCGATCAGTTGCCTGATAAGTCTCCTTTATTAAGATTATCAAAACCATTACAAGTCAAATATGTTCCTCAGTTAACACCTGGTGGATTTAAAGACTATGTAGCACTTATCAAATGGGCAGCCTATACTCCCGATACAATAGTTACCATTCCTAAAGATAAAATTATGACCATTGTAAATGCTAGTGAAGAAATGAAGAAGAGTTACACTACGGTGGCAACCACTTATGACAGTGTAAAAATACCACAACGAGATAATAGAAAATATAAAAGAGAACAATTTAGTGATGAAGAAAATGAGGATATTAATGATTTATTTGATGAATTTAAAGATGAGCCTAAAACGATCCATTAGCTCCAAGCAATACTTTATAAACGGCTACACGCCTAATTATACATAAAAATTTAAAAAAGTCAATGTTGGTTTAACACGCCAAAACATTGACAATTTCAGTGAAAGGTGTTATATTAATACTATGAGCACAAAAACAAAAAAAGAACATTATGTTGATAATAAACAGTTTTTAGAAGCGATGAAAGCCTACAAAAAACTTTGTAGAAAGGCAAAGAGGGAGAAGAAAGAGAAACCACCAGTTGATAATTACTTAGGCAGTTGTTTTCTAAAAATAGCGAATCACTTATCATATAGACCGAATTTTATAAATTATACTTTTAGAGACGACATGATTTCTGATGGTATAGAAAACTGTTTACAATACCTAGATAATTTTGATCCTGTAAAATCTAAGAATCCATTTGCTTATTTTACACAAATTATATTCTATGCTTTTGTAAGAAGAATACAAAAAGAAAAGAAACAAGTTACTATTAAACATAAACTTATTATGGATAATAACTTAGATGATTTTGCCTTACAACCACAAGATCAACAAGGTGAATATACTAATCAGTTTAAAGAGTTTTTACAAAAGAATTTGAGAATGGAAGAGCAGCCTAAAAAAGAAAAGAAACCAAGAAAGAAAAAAACTGTCAAGTCGTCTAAATTCTTTATATAATTATGAAAATAGCCCTATTGAATGATACACACTTTGGTGTGAGAAATGATAGTCCAGCATTTAGAGATTATCAAATTAAATTTTATGATGAAGTATTTTTTCCATACTTAATAGAAAACAATATTACAAACTTAATACATTTAGGTGATGTAACTGATAGAAGAAAGTTTATTAACTTTCAAACTTCTAGTGTTTTTAGAGAAAAGTTTTGGAAAAGATTATGGGATATGAAGATTGATACACATATCATAATCGGTAACCACGATACTTATTTCAAAAATACAAACAAAGTAAATTCAGTAGAAGAATTATGTACAACATTTGATGGTGTAAACGAACCATTTATCTACACAGGTCCTAAAGAAGTAGAAATAGGTGGTTGTCGTATGTTATTCTTACCATGGATATGTGATGATAATTATGAAGACTCGATTTATGCGATAGATAATTCAACAGCAGATATTTGTTTTGGT